GCGCTCCTTACAACGACTTTTATAAGAAAAGCCGCCCAATCGGGTCACCCGATTGACTGGTCGCTCATTAATATTTTAAAACCCATGAGCGGGGTTTGTTTGCGTAGAAATAAAAGGCGCCCCTTTTTGGTGCTCTAAGCAGGGATAACGATCTGGTTGTTATATAGGATGGGGCATCCCGTAAAGAAAAAGAAAGTGAAATCTTCTCCAACAGACTTCCAAGATCGAATGACCGCTGCATTGTCGACGCTGTCTGTACTTGAAGCGTTCTTGTACAAAACAGTCTCAATTTGAGCAGAATGAGAACCGTTAGATACAGCCTGAGTAGGTACTCTGGATGTTGAAAAACGGTCGCCATTGTAATACGGGATTTCAACTTCAATAGTATCATTAATCCCAATATTGGTAGTTGCGGCACCACCTGCAGTAAGAGCACTGCCGGCATAGGTGAGCCGCTTAGTCGCGTCTTCGGCGGTAGTGAAATTCGACAGGATTTCCGTATAACGTTGTCCTGAATCGAAACCGATACGAGTTACGACTGGTTTGGAGTCAGTTTTGCCACCAAACATATATTTCGTTCGCGTTCCTCCACGCCAACCCGCATAACACGGGGCGAACCACTGAGCGAACGTAGTGACGGAAATGTTGCATGGATTGGCGTCCACTGTATCAACACCGTCTGGGTCATAGCCTGGAAATAGGCCTAACCCTTTGTCTTTAATCTTCAAAAATTTTGAATTGCTGGATTGCGAAGCTTCTCGTACATCTACTCGGTGTAGTACGTATCGTCGAAGCAATTCTCGAATGGATTTGGGTGATTCTCCGAAAAAGACATTCATTGTTTGATCCGCTACCACACCAGTTGGTGCAATAGGTTGAATAGGATCCGGATTTGTAGGTACATCCGTATTACCTTCTGACGTGCCAGCCATAGCTGCTGCGTCTACAATACCCGACTGTGGAGTGTAAGCTCCCCTTAAAGCTTCAACAGGTGTAGGCCAGAGCCCATATAGTTTCAACTTACTAGGTGATACCTCTCCAAATTTCATATCATCGCACGCCGATACGAAGACATTGAATTGAATTGGTGTGTCGGTAGAAGGTGCCACTAGATTATTAACAACTGAGACTTCCAAAACCCCATTGTAACGTCCTAGTGTGTCGTTAAGCAATCTTGTATCGCCATCAAATAATGTATCCGTTGGACGCATACGATCGCATAGCAAGAAAGGAGCTGCTTGACCCCAACCAACACAAATCTCAAAATCATCACACTCCGCAATGTCAATGACCCGAGAATAAACAGTGTTGTATTGAATGTTAGCATCATTTGCTCTAGGATCCCACCTGATCAACAGTTTTCCCTTGTGAAAGTTCGACTTGATGATCTGGAATCTGTATTTGATAGTGCCCTGCCACTTTTCGAATGCCTGAGCCATCATAGCCATAGGCGTGGGGTGCATCTCATCACCTTGGATTCCATAAAGATTTGGTGTAACCCTACAATTCCATAAAAGAGTATCAGGACCCTCATTAGAATTCATAGTGAAGCGATCAAGAAAGGACTCACGTTGCACGAAGCGCGCTATGTCCATCTGATCCTCTCCATCTAATCCTACTGTCCGAGAATCAATGGTCAACTCTTGTTTAGAATCTAACGACAGTTTGTTAACTGCATCGGCTGCATCAGTGTTAGATAAATTGCCTGCTGGTGAAGGCTTTTGCAACACGATATCAGTAACAATTGGAGGCCGAGAATACCCCCAATGTGTAGCAAGGTCCCCTACTCCCTTAGCTACCATCTCGGTGGCTCTCGCGTATGGTCCAATAGTAGGAACATCTTTGAGTTTGCCGGCTGCATGCGCTATTGCTGACGCAGGCGCGGAAATAATCCCCTTCCCATATTCATCTCCAGAATTTAAATTTCCAGATTGGGGAGTATAATCTGCAGCAGTTAAGGTAGTAATACTCGTAGGCATAGTTAGAACAACGTCACTAGCCCACGCATAAACCGTTATGGTAACAGGGTCGTCACCATTATTGGCATGCTGTAATACTCCAAAAGACTTGAGTGTTAATTCTCCCATATCATTCCTATCTGTGGTGCTGAGTGATAAGTAATTTTTGGGCCAAAAGAATGGCAAGTCTAATTGTCCTCCCGAGTTATTTGTAGGGTTCAGGAAGAAATGTGGCTTCTGAGAAGCTGCTATTAAATCGACATCGAGGAAGTTCCTCGTAACAGTAATTTCATCAGAGCCAATGTAAGGATTGTAAGATACAAGAGCCCTACCATAATGAAAACCAGTGCCAGATATAACCATCTTGACATGGAGTTTGCTTCTATAAAGTTCAAAATTGGCAATCTTCTCTGCAACACGGGGATCGTTGAGGAAGAGTTGCCAGGGGTTGAGACGTTCAAAGAGAGGTGAACTGACAGCCCATTGGTATTCTGCAATCCGGGTAGGACGCTCGAGAAAATTACCAAGGTCACAATCTGAGTTATTACTTAAGTTCATGGTAGGGTCGGAACCTGTCCCAATCACAGTAGTCCAACCTGGACTTTGCTCCTGAAAGTTCGTAATCTGTGAAGTCAAATTTGCAGTGCCTTCTTCTTGAATAGTTCCAAGAGCACCACTTTGTGGAGTGTATTCTAAGACCTCTTCGGGAAAAGTTTCCGTCCAAGCTTGATCAATGATATCGTAGAAATACTCCATAATGTTATCCAAAGTTTGGGAGACTTTGGGCTCCTTAATTAATGTAAAAAGTTTACTAATGCTGTTTGTTTATAAAGATCAGTTACGTGCATCATCGCAACCGTCCATTCATGTTTTGGTTTGTGGGGCTATTAACCACTGTGACTAAACAGTCACTCGCATGTTCGCGTCATTCATAATGTGCTAAAGCAGTCTGCAGCTAGGGGAACACTAAACCCTAGTTATACACCTGTAATCAGAAGCACACGCCACTTTGGTTTTTCCTTGGAATAACGATGATGTTGCGGTACACACCTCCGGACAGTTTTAAGACATAACGGTCCATGTTTATTTATGAATAATGAATTGGTACTACATCTAAAAATTCTGCAAATTTTGCAGGGAATCTTGGTTCTCCATGTACGTCTACAATTTCGAAACCATATTCCGTGTATGTTATAGCATATACTGTTGATTTGGGTCGCAAAAGAGCGAAGACTCCCGCATACTTCATAGCTTGTCGTCTGACTCTCGTCCTATAATTTCCACTTCTTCCTTTGACTCGTTTGCACTCGATGATAAGAATTACTCCTTCACTTTTGTACAATAAGTCACCTTGACCAAATTCTTGTGCAACTATAGTGTACTGCTCATTGTTGGGTTCCCCCAAAACAGACTTCACAGCCGCAATTAATTCATCTTCGCCAGCGACAGCAGTCACCTCTGAGATAGGTGGGACAATAGTAGCGTCAAATGTTACTGACTCAATAGAAAATCCCTTATCATCAGATTCTGTAGTAATT